AATGCGCGCGCTTTTGAATGAGCCTTCGCTGTTAACGATGTATTCGATATCGTAAACGTCTGACAGGTAATCGAAGCCGTTCATAAGCTGATCGGGATACTCAGGATCGAAGCCGTCCTCGTAATCTTCATAAGTAAAGCCGTTTTGAATGTTGTCCGCGATTTGGCGCACATAGTCCAGGTTGCGTTGCTCTTGTGTTTTTTCTATTGCAGTCATGTTGAATCTCTCTCTGTTGTTGGTTGATGGATTCATTATGGACATCTAATGGATAGGCACAAGAGAATGTGACAAAACTTTTTTTTATTTATTTTGAAATGTGACAAAAGGTTTTTGGTTGGAGCTGATCGGTTAAGAGTTTGGGGTTATGGGGTGCTGTTCCGCCCCACACTTCCCCACATTCACGACATCAATACCCTAGCGCCAGCCATAGCGTAGACATATAGCGGAGTCAGTAGGATTAAACGGTCAGTAATATGCAAATACAGACAGAAAAACAGAGGGGGAGGGGTATTTGTAGTTGTTAGGTGTATATAGTACCCACCCAGATACAAAAAAGAGTCATTTTAGTCTTATGCCAAATCATTGATTCACCTCATGTTTTTATAACCGTTTTGCATTGGCATTCTTATCAGGTAAGGTGGGGGTTGTTTACCACCGAGTATATATATAGGATAGGGAGGGCGGGTTGGTTAAGTAACCCCTTTAATTTTTATGACAGACAAAAGAGTAGATGTACCCGAAGACGACGGTTTGACTTACAAGCAACGTCGTAAAGCGCAGATAAAAGAAGAAAAGAAGCGCACTAAACCCAGCAGGCAAGCATTAACCGCTAATTCCAAAGGTGGCAGAGGTAAAGTAGGCCGTCCTAAGGGTGATGCCGCTAAGATTAACGAGTACAAAGCTCGTATGCTGGCCTCTCCTAAATCTAAGTTAGTTTTAGATACCATATTTGATGCCGCGTTAGACGATGACCACAAGAATCAGTCCGCCGCATGGAAGTTAGTCATGGATCGTATATTGCCTGTAGCGGCATTTGAAAAAGATGTCGTGCAAAATGGCGGGAAATCTGCTATTCAGATCAACATTACTGGGGTTGGCACAGCAGATGTTAAGGATGCGGGCTCTACTATGGGTGACTTCGATCCTAATACTATCCAACCTACCATTATTGATGGGGACAACGGTGAAATACTTTAAAAGAGAAGAGTTCAACTGCACGCATACCAACAAAAACGAAATGGATGACGCGTTTCTGGAGAAATTAGACCAGTTACGCGAAGCCTGCGGCTTTCCTTTCGTAATTACCTCGGGTTACAGGGATTCTACCCACCCCAATGAGGCGAGTAAGGAAAAGCCTGGGACGCATTCGCAGGGTATCGCCTGTGATATCCGCGTAACCAACGGTGTTGAACGCATGAATATCGTACATGAAGCATTAAAGCTTAATTTTGGTGGGATCGGAGTGGCTAGAACCTTTGTTCACGTCGATTCTCGTGACACAACCCCTGTCATGTGGACGTATTCCTGATGCTGTACACCAAAAACAAGAACCTAACGGATACTTCTACGCAGACAATCGTAGAAATCCCTGCTGGTTACGTGGCTCACTGGAATATGGCGTTTATTGCTAACCTTCATAACTCAACCAACAGCATTACGCTGTTTGTAGACAAGCCTAGCCCTACTACAGACGTGTATATCTACAACGGCACTAACATATCCTCGAAGGAAAATTTGCTGATTGACGGTAATGCCGTGTTTGTTCTACAACCCGGAGACATTATTAAGGCATCTAGTGGTAGTGCAGGTAACGTAGAGGTAGTTGTTACCTTTGACTTGATAGAAGCGTCTCCGGTGTTCAATAACTTCAATGGATCATAGCTTTCTATGAGTGATCTCAATATAGAGCTACTGCCTTGGCAACAAGAAGTCTGGGCAGACGATACCCGATTTAAAATTGTAGCGGCTGGCAGACGAACGGGTAAGTCCCGCCTTGCCGCATGGATGCTAATAGTCAATGCTTTGCAGGCCGATAGGGGACATGTATTCTACGTTGCACCAACGCAGGGACAGGCGCGGGACATTATGTGGCAAACTCTTTTGGAGTTGGGTCATCCTGTTATCGCTGGTAGTCACATCAATAATCTCCAAATCAAACTGGTCAATGGAGCAACCATTAGCCTCAAGGGCGCCGATAGACCAGAGACGATGCGAGGTGTTAGCCTCAAGTTCCTAGTGCTCGATGAGTACGCAGATATGAAGCCTGACGTATTCGAGCAAATCCTGAGACCCGCCTTGGCGGATCAGAAGGGATGTGCGATGTTCATTGGGACACCAATGGGGAGGAATCATTTTTACGAATTGTATAAGTATGCGGAGTTAGGCGATGATGAAACTTACACGGCCTACCATTTTACTTCTTACGATAATCCTCTGCTTGATAAAGATGAAATCAATACTGCTAAAAGGAGTATGTCTAGTTATGCTTTCCGTCAAGAATTTATGGCTTCGTTTGAAGCTCGCGGTTCAGAAATGTTTAAAGAAGATTGGGTTAGGGTCGAAGGAGACCGAAACCCCGAAGGCGACTACTACATCGCCATCGACCTCGCCGGCTTCGAAGAAGTCAACAAAAAACGCACCAAAAACCAAAAGCTCGACGAAACCGCGATCGCAGTCGTCAACGTCTCGGAAGAAGGCTGGTACGTCGAAAACATCATCCACGGCAGGTGGACGCTCGACGAAACCGCGATCAAAATCTTCCAAGCCGTAAGAGATTATAAGCCTGTATCTGTAGGCATCGAGAGGGGCATAGCCAAGCAAGCGGTGATGTCTCCTCTTGTTGACCTACAAAAGAAGTACGGTACGTTTTTTAGGGTAGAAGAACTAACCCACGGCAACAAAAAGAAAGTAGATAGGGTCATGTGGGCGCTACAAGGGCGCTTTGAGAATGGCTATATCACCTTAAACAAGGGCGAATGGAATGCAAGATTCCTTGACCAACTGTTCCAATTCCCTGATCCTTTGACCCACGACGACTTGATAGACGCATTGGCTTACATTGACCAACTGGCAAATGTTGTTTATGACTACGAATACGAAATAGACGACCACGACATCCTAGACATAGTGGCGGGATACTAATATGAGTGATGCTTACGAAGAAGATCCAATTGTAATTGAAGCCTCAGTTGAGGATTGGGTTATCAGCAAGTGCGAAGATTGGCGCGATTATTATGAATCAAACTATGAAGGGCGCTTTGAAGAATACTATCGGCTATGGCGTGGCATTTGGGATCCTGCTGATAGCGAGCGTAAGTCTGAGCGTAGTCGTATTATTTCTCCTGCTCTACAGCAGGCTGTTGAGTCCAATGTTGCTGAACTTGAAGAGGCGACTTTTGGTAGAGGCAAATGGTTCGATGTCTCGGATAATCTAGGTGATACCGAGCGTCAGGATGTTTTGTTCTTACGAAACAAGCTTACTGAAGACTTTGAAGAGTGCATGGTGCGTAAGGCCGTTGCTGAATGTCTTATCAATGCCGCTGTATTTGGTACGGGTATTGGCGAGATCGTTATCGAAGAAGTCAAAGAAATGGTGCCTGCTACCCAGCCTATCATGGATGGCGACCTTCAAGCTGTTGGCGTTAACGTCCAAGACAAAGTAAAGGTAAAGCTACGCCCTGTTCTTCCCCAAAACTTCTTGATTGATCCTGTTGCTACAAACGTAGATGACGCGTTAGGCGTATGTATTGATGAGTTTGTTAGCCGTCATATCGTTGAACAGTTGCAAGAGCAAGGCGTATATCGTGATGAGTACGTTGGCCCAGCGGCGGCAGATACTGATCTTGAGCCGGATCAAGACATTACAATTTACAATGACGACAAGGTACGGCTGACTAAGTACTACGGTCTTGTACCTAGAGAGTTACTTAACGAAGCACTAAGTGACAACAATGATCTTGGTGATGCCGAAGACAGCAAGTACGTTGAGGCTGTTATTGTTATCGCAAACGGTGGGATTCTTCTCAAGGCGGAAGCCAATCCTTACATGATGACTGACCGACCTGTTGTTGCATTCCCTTGGGATGTGGTGCCAGGGCGATTCTGGGGAAGAGGTGTTTGTGAGAAGGGATATAACTCACAGAAGGCTCTCGATACGGAACTGCGAGCTAGAATCGACGCATTAAGTTTAACAATTCACCCAATGATGGCTATTGATGCTACGCGGCTTCCGCGTGGAGCAAAGCCTGAAGTGCGTCCCGGTAAGATGATTCTTACGAATGGCGACCCAAGAGAAGTGCTTCAGCCGTTTAATTTCGGGCAAGTCAGTCAGATTACCTTTGCACAAGCTGGTGCATTACAGCAGATGGTTCAGCAGGCTACTGGTGCAGTAGATTCAGCGGGTATTGCAGGTCAGGTTAATGGCGAGAGCACTGCCGCAGGAATTAGCATGTCATTGGGCGCAATCATTAAGCGTCACAAGCGAACACTAATTAACTTCCAGCAGTCTTTCTTGATCCCGTTTGTTAAGAAGGCCGCATACAGGTACATGCAGTTTGATCCCGAAACTTACCCGGTTGCAGACTATAGGTTTAATGCTAGCAGTACTCTGGGCATTATTGCTCGTGAGTACGAAGTTACTCAGCTAGTCCAGCTCCTACAGACTATGGGTCAGGATTCACCACTCTATCCAACATTGATTCAAAGCATTGTAGACAACATGAACTTGTCTAATCGTGAAGAGCTTATCGCGGCAATGTCTCAAGCAATGCAACCTAATCCGCAAGCACAGCAAACTCAGATGGCTGTTCAACAAGCGCAAATGGAGTTCCAGCAGTCTCAGACAGCGGCACTCAATGCACAGGCGCAAGAGTCTGCGGCTAGGGCAGGAAAGTTGGCGGCAGAAGCGCAAGCCGTACCGCAAGAGCTTGAGATTGATAAGATTAATGCGATTACCCGAAACCTCAAGGAAGGCGATCAAGACGACAAAGAGTTTGAGCGTCGAATGAAGGTAGCGCAGACATTACTTAAAGAGCGTGAAGTTAAAGCTAGGGAGCAAGGTAACGAGCAAGTTCAAAAGCAAGCGGATGAAACCCGTGAAGCTGAAAAAATGTTGATGCAACGTCTTAACCAGCAATGAATTTGGACTTAAAACTTACCGCCATTTACGACAAGCTACTGTCTAAAATACAGGCAGTAGAGGCTATCCGTGGGGAAAAGGGCGATAAAGGTGACCCCGGCCCCCAAGGGGTAAAAGGAGAAACCGGAAAAACCGGAAAAACCGGATTAACTGGCAAGAACGGTATAGACGGTAAAGACGGTAAGGACGGTGAAGACGGAGAAAAAGGGGAAGATGGCGTAGGTATTGAAGATGCGTCTATAGACTTTGATGGTCACCTTGTTCTTAAGATGACAGATGGCGAAGAGATAGATGCCGGATCTGTAAAAGACATTAACGAAGCGCAAGCACCTAATGTCTACAACATCTCAATGGGCAGTATGGCTAGTCGCGCAGACTTAAAGAACGCTACAGCCAAGATACTTACTACAGATCATACGACGGGTGGCTCAGAAATCCTCAAGGTTACCCAGAGTGTTGTCATTAATCTAAGACAGCATCCACAAAATCGAGAGACAGTCATCATTAACTGCCGTACCGATGATCGGATTGATATTGTCGGTGAGATTAATATCGTCAACATGTCGTACTATGATGTAGCTAAATACAACATTAACGAGTTTGGCGCTCGCAGTATTATTGTTGAGCAGGATGATACAACGCTTCATTTGGTATACATCCAAGAATTTAAAGAGTGGTTGGCAATCTAATGAGCTATATACCGCAGTCTAGAGCCGATCTTGCGATAGCCGATGCTATTGCGATTAGTGCGGATCACACGACCGAAGGCACTGAAATACTAAGGTGCAGTGCAGACCTTACGGTAGTTCTTAACCAACAGCCTAAAGATCGTGAGACTGTAATGGTCAAGCTAACTACGTCGAATACCGTAAAGATTGTAGGTGACATTAACATCACATCAACATCAGCACTTTACAACGTAGCGAAATACAACACGGCGGGAGATGAGTTTGGCGGTACAACGGTGACACTTAACACAGTTGATACTACTGCTATCTTTACGTATGTTCGCAAGTTCGGGGAATGGTTCCCATACAACTAGGAAAGAGAATGTTTACCGATAGAGAATTTCAATTGCTACTTCTACGTATGAGCCAGATGATTGAGCCGTTAGCTCAAGAGGTAGAAGAACTTCAGGAAAAGGTTGAGGAGCTATCTAATGCCATCGAAAAAAGACCCAAGGCTGGCACGCGCGGGCGTAAGCGGGTTCAACAAGCCGAAGAGAACCCCCAGCCATCCCACTAAATCGCATGTTGTAGTTGCGAAAGATGGTGATAAGATCAAAACAATACGGTTTGGTCAGCAGGGTGTTAAAGGTGCAGGCAAGAGTCCTAAGAGCGCAAAAGATAAAGCGCGAA